GGCAATAGAATCGTGGGAAATGGTATCCACGCCGGAGGGTGAGCCGGAAATGATGACGATCACCGTGGAAGACAACACGGGTGAGCGCACGATCAAAATACAGAGGGACATGATACTATGGCTTGACGGCGTGCCGGTCCAGATTTTGAACGCGCTATGCGAGGAAAGGACGGCCCAATGAAATGCTTTTTTTGCGAGAAGGTTGTGAAGTTCCCGTTTGTCTACCGCCCCGGAAAGGGCCGGGGAAAGGTTTTCTGCCCGGATGACCCGGAGGAACCGCTTGACGGGTCTACCTGTTTTGAGAACTGGCTGGCGGAGAAAACGGCGACCACGCGGCATAACCGGCAACGCGCGGCGCGTGAGTCGCGGCTGGCCGGCAAAATATCACCGTTCGGCAGGCCGTTTGGAAAACAGAATCCGCGGCCAGACCCGAACCCGCAGATTTCGGCCATTGATCAATTACTTGACCTGCTACGGGACATGGGGCAGAATATCTTAATTGAAGACGTGCAAACAGAAGGCGGGGCGGCTACTATGATCCGAATTGCGGCGGCGGAAACGGCGTTGAACGCGGCCCGTAGGCTGCTTCTGAACAAGATCATAACGCCCACGGATATTTTCCGGGAGCGCGGGGTTTTGATAAACAACTTTGACCATGGCGATCTAACGGGTATGCAAAAATGCGATTGACCTTCCGAAACAAGCGGTGGGAGTTCCTCTGCAAATTCGAGTCCCATCAAATACCGAAGGCGGCTGGCTTCCGGTGGGATGCCACCCTGCGCGTGTGGTATACGCAGGACAATTACAAGGCCGAGTCGCTGCTCCGTTACGCGGATGACATCGCGAAAAAATGCTTTCAGGTGGTGGCTTCGCGGAAGGAAAAGATCGCGGAAAGCCGGTCGGTGGACGCTTCCATACCTATACCGGTGCCGGACGGCCTGCGGTATCTCGGCTATCAGCGGGCAGGGATCGCGTTATCGCAGACCCGAAAAAATATGCTGATTGCCGACGAAATGGGCCTGGGAAAAACGATACAGGCGCTCGGCATTATCAACTTGAATAATCTCCGCAACGTCCTGATCGTGTGCCCGGCATCGTTAAAATTGAACTGGGAACGGGAAGCCTCGAAATGGCTGGTCGATGAATCGATCTCAATTCATATTGTTGACTCTAAATTCTTCCCTCGCACCGCGAACGTCTGCATTATAAATTATGACATCGTGGGCAAACACAAAGACGCTATCCTGGCCCGGCCCTGGGATTTGCTAATCTGTGATGAGGCGCACTACCTGAAAAATCCGAAGGCGCAACGGACCCGTGCGGTCCTTGGCGGCGGTCGTGAGCGCATCAAGCCTATTCCTGCGGCCCGTAAGGTGTTTTTAACAGGCACCCCGATAGTCAACCGCCCGGTGGAACTGTGGCCGATTGTGCGGGCGCTGGACCCGGTGACCTGGGACTCGTGGAAATATTACACGGAGCGATATTGCGCTGCGGCAAATAACGGTTTTGGGCTGGACGTTAACGGCGCATCAAACCTCGACGAATTCCAGCGGAAACTCAGGGCGACCGTGATGATCCGGCGCTTGAAGGCGGACGTGTTGACGGACCTGCCGCCGAAGTCCCGGCAGATAATCGAGATTCCAGCGGAGGGCGATCTGGCCCGGCATGCCACCCGCGAAAACGATATGTGGGCGCAACGCGGTGAATCCATCCGCGCATTATCCGAGGCATTGACGCGTCACCGCATATCCGAAACGGAGGAACAATACCGGGACGCCGTTCAATCGCTTGGACAGAAAGCGTTTGCGGACTTCGCGGAACTTTCCAGAATCCGGCACGAGACGGCGGTCGCTAAAATCCCCTGGGTGATTGAGCATCTGAAAGAATGCCTCGACTCCAAGGAAAAGATCGTGCTCTTTGCCCACCACCACGACGTGATCCAAGGAATCTACCGCGCGTTCATGGCGGACAGCGTTTTATTTTACGGGGAGATCCCGCAGGCGCAGCGGCAACGGGCCGTGGATCAATTCCAAAATGACCCGCGCGTGCGGCTGTTTCTCGGCTCAATCACGGCGGCGGGCGTCGGGATCACCTTGACGGCTTCCAGTCATGTAGTGTTTGCGGAACTGGACTGGGTGCCCGGTAACGTAACGCAGGCGGAGGATCGGTGTCACCGGATCGGCCAGCAAAACAACGTCCTGGTGCAGCACATCGTTCTACAGAATTCCATTGACGCGAGGATGGCCCGTGTTATCATAGGGAAGCAGAAAATAATTGAAAACGCATTGAACCGAACGGGCGCCGAGGAAACGAAGCCGGACGCCCGCGATACGATAAAGGAAGCTGTGGACCTGAAACCGATAATTCGGAACTGGCACGCGGGTGTGCAAGGTGAATTGTTTGGGTCGTTCGCATAAAAGATTTGATACGCTTCATCCGGGAACGCTGTTTGATCTCCGGTACCGGAACGATAATTCGACCGACATCGGGATCGCGAAAGAGCTATATGCGCAGATTATGGACACTTTACGGGCGGGGCGGGTATCCCCCCAGAACGCATTAACGGCCCTGCAAATGTGCTTTGATGAACTGGAAGACGCCTTCACCCATGATGTGCCTTCATGGGCCTTGGAAGGTTTTGATTACAGGAAATCGGCTTTAACGCCGGATGATTAAAAGGATGCTATATGGCAACGGACAGAAAATACTGGATTGATCGGATTGAATCGTTTTTGACGGTTCTGGCCGATAATGAAAACTGGGCCGCAGGCGAATTTGTTGACGATTGTAGTGCCCACCCGAAAGACACTGCTGCCCTTATTTTGGCAAATTACGATCAAGTGAAAGGAGGAAACATGGATATGGGAAACGGTGAACTTAAACGATTAGATACCGAAGCGGAAGCGGAAGCCTTGCGCGAAAAATTGAAGGCGGCGGCGGGGCCGGATGCGCCGAAGCCGGGCTTGATCTTCCACGTTGGGAAGATCCTTACCTTGCGCGATGCGAACGGAAATGAAAGCATCTGCCAAATAAAAGCCGTAGGGCGGCACGAAATGAGGCTGCGGTTTTTATCAAAGGTTGGGCAGAGCAATGGCTAAAAGACATCGAACCGTAAATGTATTGGCTTTGACCCGGCCACTGTAACCGGGTGGGCGTACCGCAATCGCGCGGGCCTCTGGGTGAACGGCGTCTTCCGGCTGGAGAAAATAGCGCAGCTTCCCTCTATCCTTATCGCGGCAAAAGCGGAGGGCATCACGCATGCGGTAATCGAGGATTGCTACTCCCACAAAAACATAGCCACCCTGAAAAAGCTGATGGAAGTCCAGACCCGAATCCGGGTAGCCTGCGAACTGGCCGGGATAACCATATCCCTTGTATACCCCTCCATGTGGCAGAGCGCCTGGAATCTGGACAAGAAGGAAACCAAGGCCGGTTCCGCGAAAGTGGCTCGGCTTCTCGGCGCCGTCTTCCGCAAACCAGACGAGGCGGACGCGGTGTGTATTGCGGAATTTGGGAACCGGCTTCTGTGGCCGGAACCGGAAAATCGGGATGTGGACAGTTGAATAACGCGAACGGAAAAAAGGAGCAGGACTATGGCAAATACGGTAACATATGAGCGGCTGGAATCCGGGCCGGGCTTCCGGCATGTCAAGGTTGGCATCACGGTTGACTTTGTGGATGGCCCCGGCGAACAAGATTTCGCGTTCAAACGGGCCAAAGAATTTGTTGATTCCCGAATCGTGAAGGTGACGGAACCCGCCTCCCGTGATTACTACAATCACCTGGCGCCAGGCGCGGTCGGAATCCGGGAAGACGAAAGCGAAGGGCCGTTTTAATGGACACACGCAAAGCAAAGATCCGGTGTTCCTCGTGTGGTATGACTCGATGGATTCCCGCCGACATTGCGGAACTTTCGCAACGCTTGGCAAGCCCTCCAATTTGTCGATGCGGTGCGAGGGGAACAATCTACATTGTTGAATACAAAGATGAAGGCAAAAGGGAAATAGCATGGACATCACCACACTGATTGAGCAGGCGACCGAACTCGCGGCGTTGCAGGAGATGGCGGTTCCATCGCCGAATTTTATTCCACGTTGTCGCGCCTTCCAGTTCGCGGAAGTGACGGAGGCGCTGAAAGAATATCAGGCACAAAACGAGATAGATGGTGGACGTATAGCTGTGTTGCTAAACGAGCGAGACGCGCTACGTTCCGCTCTATCCGAGGCCCAGCTTGCCCTTGCCAAAGAGATGACCGGCACGGACGCGCTACGGGCCGAACTCGCAAATGTGAGAGAAGACAAAAGGCTTCTTGGCGTGGAGCTTGATTGCATGAAAAACGTATACCACAACCATATGCACGACGCAAGAGCCGAACTTTCCAAAGCGCGGGCGGAAATAGAACGGTTAAAAACGCGTCCAGCTTTTGGGACGGATGAAAAAAACTGTACCGTAGGCTGGTGGTGTTCGAGCTGCACTAAAGCGCGGGGGTGTAGCGCCGAATGGGTTGAAGGAGCATAAACATGGCTTGGAATCCTAGTCCGCAAGTAAAAGCCGCAAGAGATTACGGCCAGAAGTTTGGGTTTGAACAGGTAATCATAATCGGCATTACCGCCGAACAAATGTCTATGGGGTATGCGTCATGGGGTAAAACAAAGGTGCTTTGCGACAACGCAAAAGAACTTGCAGACTCTGCCTATGACGCTATAGTTAAAACATTGATTCATGACGTTTGAGGAAACCGGGAAATGAGTAAAAAATTACGCAATGGCTGGACCCAGGTGGCGCGGGACCAATGGGAAGCGGGGTATCGCGGCATATCGCTGTGTGTGCAAAAAAGGGATAACGGGTACACCGCAATCGCGGACCTGTACGATTTTGTATATGCCCGGTCGCGCGGAATAGGCCGTCTCTATCTCGCTCAGGAGTGGGCCGAGTCAATGGTTGACGCGCACTGGGCCTATTGCGCCCGGATGCGATACCAGAGGAAACCAAAAAAATGAATATCACTATAAATTCTCGAATAAAATGCCTTCTTTCTAACATTGCCGCGATGGAAGAACTATTGAAGCAAATGCAATTTGAATATCATGAACTGCTTGCGCAAAGGAACAATTAAG